TATACTTGAATTATTACAAGGTGAAAGCGTTACTGATGAATGGGAACTTGTAGATAAAAGAGAATATTCAGATACTAATAATTCTATTGATGAATGGGCAAATTCTAAAATAAAAAGTAAAGAAAATTTATTACAAAAGTTTTCTGGATTTATAAAGTCAGCACCAAGTGCAAAAAGTACTTTAGATAAAGGAACTTATAAAGTACGTTATGAATATGCTGCTAGATATAATAAACCTAATTCTAGAGATTTTTGTAAACAAATGATGAGAAGAACTGCAAATGGAGTTGTATATCGTAAAGAAGATATTGATCAAGCAAGTTTTCAAGGTGTAAATATTGAATTTGGACACAAAGGACAGAATTATTCGCTTTTTAAATTTAAGGGCGGTGTTAACTGCTCCCATTATTTTAATGAAAACCTTTATAGATTAAAAACTAAAACAGATGGAACTCCTTATATTGATAAAGCACTTAGTTCAAGTGAAGAAGTTGCTTCAATAGATGGTTACAATCCAAATCCAAGCGGATGGGATCAAGCACAAATAGCACCAATAGATATGCCAAATAGAGGACATCACCCAAATTACAAACAATAATGGCAAAGGCACTTTTTATTACAAGAGATGACATAGTAAAATTTACAGCATTAAATGGTAATATTGACACAGATAAATTTATTCAATATATTGCTATTGCTCAAGATATTCATTTACAGAATTATTTAGGTTCTAAACTATTTAAAAAGTTTAATGATGGTATAGTTGCAAATAATTTAACACAAACTTATAAAGACCTTTTAAGCGATTATATAAAACCTTGCCTTATACACTGGAGTATGGTAGAATTTTTGCCTTTTAGTGCATATACAATCGCTAATAAAGGAGTGTTCAAACATACTTCTGAAAATGCTACTTCTGTAGATAAGTCAGAAATAGATTATTTAGTTGAAAAAGAAAGAAGCGTTGCAAATCATTACACTACAAGATTTATAGATTATATGAGTTTTAATCAATCTAAATTTCCAGAGTATAATTTAAATAGTAATGGAGATATGTTTCCAGATTCAGACGCAAATTTTACAGGATGGGTGCTATAGTTAGAAAAATGTATTTAGTTTCTCACTTAGAGAACGAAAAAAAGTTAAAGAAATTTTTAATAAAATTAGAAAAAAATAAACCATTTAAAATAAATAATAATGGCAAATAGCATTGACTGGGGAGAAGGAGCAGCGAATAATAATATAGGATGGGGGCAAGGTGCAATTAACAATTCCATTAGTTGGGGTAAATCTTACTTTTCAAGCTATGCAGGTGAAACTGATATTGTAGGTAATATTTCGGTTTTATTGATTTCTGATTTTAAAACTAGAATTTTAGCAGATTTAGGAACTTATTCTGCAGAAACTTGTCAGACTACAACATTAACAAACTTAAATAATATATAATGAGTTTATTAACTAAAGCAAGTTTGGTAATGACTCCAAACGCTATTAAAGAAAGTAAAGTTTATTCAATTATTCCTTCTAATGGTAATGGTGATTTAACTTTTGTTAGAGGTACACTTGCAACTTCAATTAATGATGCAGGTTTAATTGAAAATGTTCCTTATAATTTAATCAGTAATAGTAATGTTTTTACTGGTGCTTATTACAGTAAATCTTTAGTTTCAGTAACTTCTAATACTATTTCATCTATTACAGGAGCAGTTAACGCAAGTACATTAACTGAAGTTGCAGGAACTAATTCGCATCATATACACGAGAATGTAGGTTCTTTTAATCCTGTAGTTGGATCTTCTTACACAATGAGTTGTTATTTAAAACAGCCTACAAGTTCAGCTAATAGATATGTTCAATTACCTTTTTTTATTGCGGGATTTGGTTCTAATGCTTATGTTAATTTTGACTTACAAACTTTAACAAATGGAACTATAGGAGCTTCAATAACTTCAAGTGATATTTCTTTAATTAGTAATGGATGGATTAGAATTACTGCAACTGCAGTTGCTACTGCTACAGGTGCAAGTGGATTTCAATTATCTTTAATTCCTGCATCTACTTCAACTAGAACAGAATCATATACAGTTACTGCAGGAAGTGAAAATTCAGTTTATATTTATGGATTTCAAGTAGTTTTTGGAACGGTTGCAAAAGATTATTTTAATACTACGGATCGTTTAAATGTACCACGTTTAAACTATGATACAGTTGGAGGTTGTCCTAATTTATTATTATCACCACAAAGAACTAATTTATCTTTTCCTTCTAATGATTTTAGTAATGCAACTTGGATTAAAAATGCTACTTCAACTGTAACTTTTAATTCAGCAATTTTAAATCCACAAAATACAGGAAGTTATAAATTTACAGCTTCTAGTTTAGGTTTTGGCGGAATTTTAAGACAATTTAATACTGCAACTATTGGTCAAAAATATACTACTTCTTTTTTTATAAAAAAAGGTAATTATAGATATGTTGGTATAAGATTTAATACTTCAGTAACTGGAGATAGATATCCAAATTATGATTTTGATACCGATACTTTAAATAAACAAGGTGTTACTTGTGATTTAACAAGAGATATATATACAAATGGATGGGTAAGATTAAATATAAGTTATACAGCTACAATTGTTAGTGGAATTTGTGATATTGCACTTACTGCTGCTAATGGAGATACAGGTGCTGCTTTAAGTGGAACTGAATTTATGTATGTTTTTGGAGCTCAATATGAGTTAGGAGCTTATGCAACTTCTTATATACCTACAACAAGTGGAACTGTAACAAGAAATGCAGACCAATTTTTAAGAAGTAATATTTATACAAATGGATTAATAACAAGTTCTGGTGGTGCTTGGTATCTTGAAATAAATAATAATTTATCTTTAACAAGAGATAATTCAGGAACTGGACTTTATATTGGTGATAGTGCAACAGCACCTTCTAATAGTTTTGGAGTTATTAATACAGGAACTGGTAGATTAGTTATTAATAAAAAAATAGCTGGAACTTTAACTTCATTATATACTACAACTACAAATACAATTAAAGTTGTTTTTAATTGGAACGGATCTACAATGGATGTTTTTGTAAATGGAACTAAACAAGTTACTGCAACTGCTTTTACTTCTACAGCTTTAGAATTTTTAAGTGCATATTTATGTTATGTACCTAAATATATAAAAGGAATTTATTTATTTCCTGCTACTTTAACAGATACAGAATGTATAAATTTAACTGCATAATCTTATGAATATTTACAAATTGAAATACGCAGATAAAGAAACTGCAATAGCGGATTTACTATTAAAAAATGTTTATGTTAAACAAATAATAGATAAAGAAGAAGTTTTATATTTTGGTGAAGGAATTAAAGCTATTGTAGAAATAGGATTAATTTGTATTAACCAACCTACAGAAGAAATAGCTCCAATATTTACTGATGGCTATCATTACGATGTTATGTGTGAACAAAATATTGATTTTGGAGATAATGAATTAGTAGTTAATAATCCTAAGCACTCTTTCTGGTTATGATACAAAAAGCAAATATACAAGGCGTAATTGCATTAATTATTATAAGCGTTGGTTTATATATTTTAGGCTGGAACGGAGCAGAAAACGATGTTAAAATAGCTGTAGTTGGATTGATGGGTTCTGTTATTGGTTATTATTTTGGGAACTCTAAAAAAACCAATTCAGATGTATCATAATTTAGAAGATTTTAAACTTTGGTGTTTAAATTTGTTTGTTTTATTTTTTTCGTTTACAAATGTTGAAGTAACACTTAAAATAATATCTTTGCTTTTAGCTATAGGTTATACTTTGCGTAGGTGGTATTTAATGGAAAAAAAACAAAACAATGAAAATAATTCTTAAAAGACTTCACAAAACAGACAAATCTACAATAGGTGAATTATCTATTGATGGTAAATTTGAATGTTATACACTTGAAGATGTAGAACGCAAAGAAAAAGTTTTTGCTAAAACTGCAATACCTAAAGGAACTTATGAGTTAGTAATGACTATGAGTAATAGATTTAAGAAAATGATGCCTTTATTGTTAAATGTTCCAGATTATGCAGGTGTAAGAATACATAGTGGAAATAAAGCGGAAGATACAGAGGGTTGTTTGCTTTTAGGAACTACAAGAGGACAGGATTTTATCGGTGGCTCACGTGATGCAATAGCAAAATTTTATCCTAAATTAGAATCAGCGTTAAAAGTTGGAAAAGTAACCATAACAATCGAATAGATGCCAAATAAGGAAAGAAGATACAGACTTACAGACTTAGAAGTAAAAAAATTTAATTTCCAACGCAACTCCCACAATAAATATCGAATATCAATAGCAGAAGAAAGGGAACTTTTGCGTATGCGTGATAGACAATTTACAATCAAACGTTTATTTTTTGATATTGAAACTTCACCTAATATAGTTTATAGCTGGAGAATAGGCTATAATCTTTCAATTACTCCAGATAACATTATTGACGAAAGAAAAATTATTTGTATATCCTATAAATGGGAAAATGAAGATAAGATTTATAGCTTAAAATGGGATGAAAACCAATGCGATAGACAAATGCTTATTGACTTTGTAAAAGTTGCTAATGAAGCGGATGAACTAATAGCACACAACGGAGATAGATTTGATATTAAATGGATAAGAACACGTTGCATTTATCATAGAGTTCCAATGTTACCAAATTATAGAACTTTAGACACGTTAAAGAAAGCTAAAAGCGGGTTTAATTTTAATTCTAATAAATTAGATTATATAGCTAAATTTTTAGGCGTTGGAGCTAAGATTTCACATAGTGGTTTTGATATGTGGGTAAAGGTTATGAAAGGCGATGCAGAAGCAATGGATGAAATGATAAATTATTGCAATGGCGATATAGTAGTATTGGAAGATGTATTTTTAACAATGCTTAACTATATGAAAACTAACACACACGTAGGGGTTTTAAATAATAACCTAAAATATAGTTGTCCTACTTGCGGAGGTGATCATCCAGTATTACTAAAAAATAATGTTACTTCAATGGGCACAATTAAAAGACTAATGGAGTGCGGTGATTGTGAGTACACTTATGAAATAAGCAATTCAAGTTATATGAACTTTTTAAAATTTAACAACTTAATTTAATTATGAATAATATTCCAGAACCAATTAAGAATTTACTAGATGGAGCAGCAACTGAATATGCTTCAAGTCCTTCAACAACAAACGCAGGTTTTTTTTTACGTTTAATCTGTAGATTTATAAAACCTACTACTATAATAAAAATGTTTGCTCACAAGTTAAGTTAATCTTTTGGTGTAATCGGGAATAAATACCGACAAGGGAAACATAGTAATTTTATATTACTGGATAAGGGTTCGAATCCTTTACTGATTAACTGACCACTTCTTTTGAGGTGGTTTTTTTTGTCCCTTATATTCTGATTATTTGGGACAAGTTATTTAGAATGATTATAAATTAATAATAAAATGCAAAAAAACTATTATAATATTTGTGCATTAAATTAATTGCCTTATATTTGTATCAGCAATAAAGCAAAACAAAAAAACAAATATTATGACAACTATTCAAAAAAACAGTATTTTAAAAGCAACTTCAATTTGTGATTTAAATTGTGTATGGTTTGCTAAAGTAATTGAACGTAAAGGAAATTTTATTGTTGCAGTAATTAATAATGAAATTGTACGTAAAAAAGTAAATGTATTTAATGGAGAAGAATTTGTTTATTTATTAGGTAAATATTCAATGGCTCCTATTTTTAAAATAAATAATTAATAACCAAGTGGAGCAGCATACTATAAACTGCATTAACTTTTAAAAACAAAAATTATGAAACACTTTTTACAACACAAAAAACCGCAAATGACATTTGCATTTTTAGTAGCAATTTATTTAATAACACAATTAGCAAGAGTATGAAAACAGCAATGCAAGAATTATTTAGCAAATTAGAAACGGAGCATCCGAATTTATTTAATACTAATACTCAAGAGGGTAGAAAATTTATAAATGATTATTATCAATTTTTTGAGTTAGAAAAAAAGCAGATTGAAAATGCTTGGATAAAAGGTAATTATAAATCAAATGCTGATATAGTTTGGAAAATAGTATCATCTGAACAATACTATCACAAAACTTTTAAACTATGACACCAAAAGCAAAATTAAAAAGCCTTGAGAAAAAAATGGAAAGTTTAGAGAATAGAAATACTACTATAAGTTTAAAAGAAGCAAGTAGATACTTTCACGATATTGAAAGATATTATAAATTAAGACAAGAACATTTTCACCTAGAATTTGAAATTAACCACTGCCAAATGTGCGGTAAATCTTTTAAAAATGATCAATAAAAACCCAGTAGGACGACCTAAAAAATGGAAAGAGCAAACAGAATTAAAAAGATTTCATCAATATTTACCTTTAATAGCCTTCCCAGAAATAAAAAAAGCAATAGATATAATTTGTAAAAACTATAAAAATGATAAAGTATAAAAACGATCCGACAGAAGAATACGATTACAGTCCAAGTGCATCAGATAATTTTTGGTTATCACAAGACGACCAGAGCGATGAAGCTACTGAATATGTAAAAGAGTTAGAAAATAAAATTAGAGTCGCTATAATTGACTTAAAATTCATTTACGATTTAGCTAAGCAAACAGAGCAAACGTATTACGAAAACAAAATTAATAGTATAATAAATAAATTAAAATAATTATGGAAGAATGGATAAAAGAATGTGAGCAATTTCAAGACTGGTTTGCTGCTTTAGGTGGAAACATAGCAAATAACGAGCAAATGATGGAAGCATTTAATAGAATAGAAGCTAAAGGACAAAGTGATAATAGATTAATTTCGCTTTTAGAACAGGATTTAATTAATAACTTAGAAGTAATAAATTTTGAAAAATTATGAAAGAAACAACAAAATGTTACTGCGGACACACTATAACTTGTGATTGTGGAGAAGAACCTAAACAACATATAATTGATATAATGAAATCAGATGAAGAATTGGGATTGTATGAAGAACCTAAACAAGAAACACTTGAAGAAGCTGCTTACAATTATGCAGTAACTAAAACAAATAGAACTTCACATTTGATTGGATTTAGAGAAGGTGCTAAATGGCAAAAAGAACAAGATAAGAATAAGTATAGTCTTGATGATTTAAAAGAGGCTTTTGCAATGGGTAGAACAAATGCAACAATAAAAGATTTTAACACAAAATTTAAAAACAAATAAGATTATGAAAAAAGAAAAAGTAGAAAAATTAGATTACTCATCTTGGAGAAAAAAGAATACAGTAATGTTAATAAAAGGTGGATGGTTTGGAAATCAAACTCCTTGTTATGTAGGTGATGCAAAACCTAAAACAGAAAAAGAGTGGAAAGAATTGTTTGAACAATTTAAAAATAAATAAGATTATGAAAAAAGAAACACTTGAAGAAGCATTTAATAAAATAGTTGATTCATCTGATTATGTATTTTTTGATTATGCTTCTTTTGAAGAAGGTGCTAAATGGCAACAAGAAAGAAGTTATAGTCTTGATGATTTAAAGGAAGCTTTTTTTATGGGTAGAGTTGGAAAAACAATAAAAGATTTTAATGAACAATTTAAAAACAAATAAGATTATGATTACATTTTTAGAATTTACAGAAATATTGAAGTACGAAGCGGATATTATGCGTTACACACAATTAAGTGTTTACGAACGATGGGCGATAGCACAAGAAAGAAGCCTTTGTTTAACACAAGATGGTAGAAAAAGCTACTTAAGTAAAAAAACTTTAGATAAATGCGAAGTTATGTTGCAGGATATTAAGAATACTAACTGGAGTAGAACTTACGACTTTATTTATTAATTATGTGGTACTTTATAACATACGGAATTGGGTTTGCAACTGGAGCAGTTTGCATATTGTGTACTGAAATATTAATCAATAAAACAGATAAAAAATGATTTCAATAACTATAATACTTACATTAGTAGTTTTAACATTAATAGCTTTTAATTATTACGATGATGAACACAAAAAAAATAACTAAGGATCAAGAGGATGAAGTTTTAAAACTTTACTACAATGGATTTGTAAATATGGAAAAAATTAGTTTAATTGTAAAGTGTTCAGTTCCTACAGTTAGCCGTATAATTGGCGACTCTTTTGGCAACGGAATAAAATACAGCGAAAATTATTTAATCTTTGAAAGTAAAATAAATTATGCTAACAATAACTAACGAAGATAATATGTTGCTTATGGCACGTTATCCTGATAACTATTTTGATTTAGCAATAGTAGACCCGCCTTATGGAATTGATGCAGGTAAAATGACAATGGGAAGTGGTAAACATAATTTTACAAAAGGTAAAGATTGGGATTCTGCAATACCTAATAAAGAATATTTTGATGAATTATTTAGAGTATCAAAAAATCAAATTATTTGGGGAGGTAATTACTTTTATTTACCATTAAATAATAATTGGATAATTTGGGATAAATTAAATCCTAACTTAAGTTTTTCAGAAGGTGAAATGGCTTGGTGTTCTATTAAAAAAAATGTAAGAATTTTCAAAAGATATTCTGCAATGGAAGATTATGATGGTAAAAAGCAACACCCAACACAAAAACCAATAAAACTTTATGAATATTGCTTAACAAAATACGCAAATCAAGGCGACAAAATACTCGATACACATTTGGGGTCTGGAAGTATTGCAATAGCGTGCCACGATTACGGATTTGACTTAACAGCTTGTGAATTAGACAAAGAATATTATGATAAATCAATACAAAGAATAAATAATCACGTAGCACAACAAAAATTATTTTAATTTACTTGCATTTAATTAAAAAAGCATTATATTTGCATAACAATATCGGTCAGGATATTTATAAAAAACATTAATAATCCCGACTATGCCTATACTGACCTATAGGACTTTAGTCGGGATATTTTTTAAAAACAATATGGAAACATTAGTAAAAATTATTGAAGAAAAAATGTTATTAATTGAGGAGTTAGAAGCTAAATTAATAGAAAGAAAAAAACAAGTTGAATATGAACAAGAACGTAAACTTGATTGGTACACAAAATTTATTAAATTAGAAGAAACTTTAAAAACTACAGACAATGAGTAAAGATTTATTTATGATGATGAGAGAGCAGGAAGTTCAAACGAGCAACTTCCTGCCAAACAAAAAAGAGATCCAGTTTAGTGCTAAGAAATTTATTAGCGAAGTTTTAGAAGCTGGAGATACTGATAAGTTTGAATTATTTGCACAAGCTAAAAGAATGCTTGAAGCATTGGATGTTATTACAACCGAACTACTAAAAGTTATTCCTTTAGAAAACTTTGAAGCATACGGATTAAAAGGAACTTATAGAAGCGGTGGCGATACAATTAACTATTCAGATGATGCGATTTACACGCAGTTAAAAGCTGATTTAGATGCAAGGGCGGAATTATTAAAACTTGCTCTTAAACAGGATATAATTGACGTTTACGGAAATGATGTTCCTAAAGTTTCAACAACTCCAAGAAAATCAAGTTTGGCTATATCATATTAATTAATTATATTTGTAAATCTTTAACACTTAAATATCTTATCTTATGAAACAAATTGCAACAGCTTTACTTAAAGCACAGTCTGAAATGAGCAATCCAAAAAAAGGCTCAACAAATCCTTTCTTTAAATCTAAATATGCAGATTTAAACTCAATTCGAGAAGCAGTTATTCCAATATTAAACTCCAACGGAATAAGCATACTTCAACCAATAGTTCACGTAGACAATAAGAACTTCGTTAAAACTATTTTACTTCACGAATCAGGCGAGTTAATGGAATCGCTAACTGAAATTATCTATAATAAAGTAAATGACGCACAAGCTCAAGGTTCTGGAATTAGTTACGCAAGACGTTATTCTTTACAATCATTTGTATGCGTTGGTGCAGACGATGACGATGGACAAAAAGCAGTACAGCCAAAACCAAACGCAACAACTGAAATACTAAAGAAAGCCAAAGACGGAGGTTTTTCATTGGATCAGGTTAAACAAAAATACACAACTACTAAACAACAAGAACAAGAATTTATTAATCTTTAAATCAAATTAAAATGTCAGAAAAAAAATCTTATTACGGAAGCATTGATTTTAGCAAATTGTTAGAACAAGCAAAAGCAGGAAATAAAGCATTTACTAAAAATGAAAATGGTAAAATATATTTAAACGTTAAAGTTTGGGTAAACGATGAATTAGATAAGTTCGGAAACGTAGCTTCGTTTCAATCTAGTTTTAAAGGAGCATCTAAAGAAAATAAATTTTACTTTGGTAACTTAAAAGAAAGTTTACCTGTAGAAGATGCAGTTGTAGAATCTGATGTTCCAGAAGCTTCAGATTTACCTTTTTAGGAATTAAAAAAACTTCCTATTAATTTAGGAAGTTTTTACATTTTTTGTTTTTTATAAAATAAAAAGTATTATATTTGCAAATGTAGAGTGGACGCTACTATAAAAATATTATAAATGCCTTATTACTTGCGACGTCCACCGCTTGTAGTAGGGCATTAACTTTTAAAAAATTATGGCTAAAAACCAAAACAAAAAACACCGTTATTTAGTTTATTTAAAAAATGATTTTTCTTGTGTGTATTGCAAAAGAAAATTTATTCCTGATAATAATTGGGATAAATTAAAAGCAATTCATGATGGAACTATGTTTTTAGAAATAGATCATATTATTCCATTATCAAAAGGTGGTTCAGATTTAATAGAAAATAAACAATCTTTATGTCAAAAATGTAATAATAAAAAATCAAATCATTATGGAAAAACCAACTAAAAGAAAAGCTTTTAATTTTTTGCGTAGTTATTTTGACGTAATAAATGAATTAGAAAATGATACTGATAAACTTAATTTTTTAATGGCTGTTATTAATAAACAATTTTTAGATGAAGAACCAAAAGATTTAAGTTTTATTGTTAAACTATGTTATGCTAGTCAAAAACATGCAATAGAATCAAGCGTAAAAGGTTGGAAAAGAGTTACTAATACTGATTTAATAGGTAACCCAACGACTAACCTACCGACTAACCCACCGACTAACCCACCGACTAACCCCGTACAAGAGAAAGAGAAAGAGAAAGTAAAAGAAGTAACAACTACAGAAATAATAAATTTTGATGATGCTTTTAATATTTGTTTATTTTCTGAACAGTGGAAAAAAGATGTAGAACATCTTTATAAAATTGATAGAAATAAGATTCAATATGCATTAAATGAGTTTAAACTTCACTGCGGAACTACAGGAGATAATAAACCAAGAAGTTTAAACCAATTTAAAAAACATTTTACTAACTGGGTAAGAGTTAAACAACAATATAAACTAAAAGCTAATTAAAGATGAATATAGGACAAAGTATTAATAGACTAAGCTACACTATTAAAAACCAAAATAAACCCAACACAAGCGATGTAAATGCGTTAAACGAGGTTATTAAGTTTATAAATCAAACAACAAAAGAAGAAATTAACAATAATGAGTTGTTTGCAAAGCTATATGTTATGAATTTTATCACGCAATTACGATTAACTTCTAATTTAAACCTGGCACAAAAAAACGTAAACAAAATATTAAAAATGAGTTTAGTTAGTTTATATGAACACGCAAGGCAGGATGTAAACGTAGTTGAAATAAAAGATTATTTTTCTAATAAAGGAATGAAAAATCCATATAGTAACGAAAATATAAAATTTAATTCTAAATTAGCATCCGAAATTAATCCAGTTGAGTTTAACGATGTTTGCCAAACGTGGGATTTTTTAGAAACTGAACAAAATCTTAACGCAATGATTACATTTGCACTAAATGAATTTAAAAATGTTTGAAGAAATTAAAATAATACAGCAAGAAATAACTGCTCCTAATACTGATTTTAGTTTAATTCATAAAAAGTCTGTAGTAGATTTAAGCGTTAAACCTAAGCATCCACCTTTAGCAATATCCTTTGGTTTTGATAGTCAAGAATACAAAGGAATTAAATATCCTTTAAGATTTGGAACTTATGGTAATATATCAATGATAGCTGGAGAAGAAAAAAGCCGTAAAACTTGGTTAAAATCTTTAATACTTGGATGTATTCAAGGAGGTAATTCTTATAGATATTCTGAATTAATTAAAGGACACGATTTAGAAGATAAATATATTATTGATATAGATAGTGAACAGGATGATTATGATGCATGGATGGTTGCAAATAGAGTTCCACAAATGGTTGGAGGTATAGATACTCCTAAATATTCAGATAGATTTATTTCGGTTAAACTTAGAGAATATTCATCAACTGAAAGAAGGCAATATTTACAATGGCTATTTTTGGAATCTCAATATAGAAATAAATTAGGTGTAGTTTGTTTAGATGGTTATGTAGATTTTATAAAAAACTTTAATGATAATATAGAATCTACAGAGTTTGTGCAGGAACTAATGAAATATTCATCAATAAGTAAATCACATATTATGGGAATATTACACTTAAATCCTAATAGCGAAAAAGCAAGAGGGCATTTAGGAACTGTTATCGGTCAAAAATGCGAAAGCGTTTTAGTAATTAAAGATGAAGGCAAATTTTCAAGTATAAAACAAACTAGAAGAAGAGGTAAAGCAATAGAACCATTTGCAATATCTGTAGATGAAAATTGGTTACCAATACAAGTAAATGAAAATTTAAATGAATGGCTATGACAAAAGAAGAAGCAAATCTATATCATAAAAATAGAAGAGTAATATTAAAACATCAAAAAGAATTAAAGCAAAGTAAGATTAAAATTAAAAAAACTTTTACAGTTGAAGAAATTATTAATACCTTGCGTAAAGATTCTAAGCACGAACTTTGGAATAAGCAGATAAACAAATGGAGTTTAGAAGATTGGGAAAAATTTAATTTAATTTAATTATGGTAGTATTAAGTTTATTTAACGGAATGAATACAGGGCGACAAGCACTTGAAAATGTAGGTATAAAAGTAGAAAAATATTA